AACCAAATGATGTTAAATCTGGTGGTGTATATGTAAATACACCTGTGCCATTATCATAACTTAGTGTTCCATTACCACTAGCACTTGCTTGAGTTACACTTACAGCGGCTCTGCTTCTGGCATCTGTATAGTATAAATTAGTTGCACCTTCAGTTAGATTGTCTGTGGTATTTGTGCCTATTACTGTATTAGCTCTAGCATCTGTAAAATAAAGATTTGTTGCTCCTTCTGTAAGTTCATCTGTGTTATCAGGAACATCAGCAGGTGTAAATGTAAATACACCTGTTGTATTACTATATGCTAATGAACCATTACCACTAGGAGTGTTTGTTGTTACACTGAAATCTGTCAAACCAATTAAATTTTGGTATGTGCTACCATCATTGCTGAACTGCCATTTATCATCTGTTTCGTTCCAACGTAATACAGTATTTGCACCTGCAACTGGTCTGTTTATAATAATACTGCTTGTGGCATCTGTTGCCGCATTGGCATTTAGTGTGATACTTTGGTCTTGAACATATAGATCTTCTACATTTCTGTAATTTAAGTTACCACTTACCTCTACGTTACCTGTTACATTTAAGTTACCTGTAAAAGTGTGTAAATTGTTTGCATCAACACCTGCTGTTACATTACCAGAATGCGTAACTTTAAATAATTCTTCTGAATCATGTGTTTGAACTTTAAAGAAGTTGCCTGTATAATTAGCATCATTTACATTACGAAAATCTAAAGATATTGTGGCATTACCCATACCATCAATTGCTAGAACTTCGGTGTAATTACCGCCACCTCTGCCAGTGGTGCCTTGCATGCCTCCTATTTTAAATCCTTTTGTTACGTCAGTGCCATCAGTCGTTGCAATTTGATTATTTAATATTATCCCTACACCATTGTCGTTATTTTGTATTGTAATAGTGTTAGCACTATAAGGTCTTATTACATTTGTATAAAGATTTTCTCTTATATAAACTTCTTCAACACCACTACCAGATTGCCCTATATCACCTGTTATTTCTGTTAAAGCACCTTTAACATAAAATCCGTTTATATTTCCTAATGCACTACTATCAGGAAAGAAAGGAATACCTACAATTCTGGATGTGGCACCTGTTGTTTCTATGTTGCCTGATGCAGTTATACCACTTGCATTTACGTTTGCAGTAGTAGTAATGTTTGCATTTGATGTTAAAGTATCTCCTAAATATAACTTTGCATTTACATGATCAGCACTTCCGCCTCTTAGTGTGCCTTTGTTACCATACAGATATATATTTCCTGCTAATAAAGACAAGTCTCCAGTTGCATTTACAGTATCAACACCTTCTATACCATGGCTTTCACTTCCAAATGTTTGATTTGCAACAAAACCTATACTATCTGCTTTGATAGAAGCAATATTGGCATCAGATTCTAATAGACTATCATAACTATTACCACTACCTCTTATGTCATTACCTACTACAAGTTGTGCATCGTTCAAGAATGTATGTGTTACATTACTACTAGGTGATAAAACAGGATTTGCTGTTGTAATTATAAAAGCACCATCATCTTGTATTTTATGAAATGCTCTACGTTCTGGATTAGTTGTATGAGAAGTTCCATGTTGTTGTGCTATGTTACCTGTTAAATTTATGGTATTTACATAAGCACCAGTATTACCTTGCTGATTGCCAACTGTGAAATTGTTTGCAACTCTTACATTTCCAAGGAAATTTATACTGGTATCTGGACCAACACCAGAACTAACTGGACCTGCAAACGACATGTTTGCGGCATCTTCTGATGTTGCTAAGAATTGTAATATTTCTGCGTTACTGGCGGCATTTAAGTTAGTAAGTTGGCTACCGTCGCCATCGAAAAATGCGGCAGTTATATTTCCTGCTGTGCTTATATCTCCCTGATAAGCACCTATGGCACTATTTGCTCTTGCTGTTGTAAAGTATAAATTTGTGCTACCTTCTGCAAGATCATCTGTTGTTTTGCCACTAAACAATGCATTAGAGTCAATGCTGATATTACCATCTGTAATACTGATAGGTGATGTTGCACTAAAGTGGGCTCTTACTTCACTTGCACTAGGACCAGTGTATGTAAATACACCTGTGCTACTGTTATATGCTAGAGAACCGTCTCCACCAGCATCTGTTACACTAAGAGCACTTCTGATTTGTGCATTTCCTACAACTGGATTAGAGCTTACGACTACATTACTAGGAGTATTTGTTACAGTAATGTTACTTAGTGAACTATCAACAGTAATATTTGAAACACTTGAAGAGACTGTTACGTTTGCTATTGCCATTTAAATCTCCTTATGTTAGTGCTACAAAATTGCTTTCATCTGCTGGATCACCTGGAACTTTACCTACTTCTGGATCGAATCTTTCGAGTATAGCAAATCTATGTCTGTCGTTTTGAACTGGGTTATCGTCAGTTTCCCATTGAAAACTTACCACGGTGCATACAACGTTTGCTCTGGCATTTGGTAACACATTTCCTGTATATCTGTTTTTAGGAATGGTAAAACCCACAACACCTGATGCGGCGCTGGTTGTATTAATTAAACTGCTGGATACATTAGCAGTATTTGTAAAATAACCTGTTACCAGAGTGTCTGTTAAATTGGGATCACCTGTGATATTGTTGTATGTTACAGTATCTAGTAATATTGATTGAAAATCTGCAGTAAATGTATATCCTGATACATCTGCATTATTAAAATTATATGAAAAAGTTTTCTGATCTCCGGGGAACATCTCCAAATTTAAAACATTTGCGGCTCCGCCCAGATATTGTTTGAACGATAATAGTCGACCTGACATGATTTATACTCCTATAGGATTCGTAATGTTGATATGCCAACATTATATAATATATGTTATATTTATCCTTTTTGTTATTTTTTAATCAGGTTTAGACGGCCATGTAATTGCCGACTTGTCTGTTACATCTGGATAACTGCTGGGTAAATCTCTCAATGTTTGTCTGTATGTAGCCCATTCTGTTTTTTTGCTAGTTGACAGTGGACTATCTGCACCTTGAGTCCAATCTGACTCTTTTAACTTTAAATTTCGCCTTTGTCTCATCCAGTCATTCAGGTTTTCTTGCCACATAGCAGTATCTTCTACCAGTGTTAAATTATTAACATCAACTCTGTAGTTGTCCACATTAGGACAAAATACACTTAAATATGCTTGATCTGTAAACCTAGCAATTCTGTTATCTGCCTGAGCATCGCTCATCTTTCTACAGATAATTATTTTGCCTGTGTCTTTTAAATAAAAAGTTTTATACATTATTCTCTTTCACCTTTTGTAACTCTTAAAAATTCATAATTCATTTGGCTAAATGTCCTAAATGTAGAGTTTGCAGGATCTCCTGGTATTATATTTTCACCAATATCACTAAAACCCTGTAACATAACATTTGCTTTTACAGGTTTCATGTCTGTAGGTATGCTGTAACTTGCAGGATCTGTGCTAACTTTACTAACAACATTTAATGGTGGTGGTATTGCATCATTGGGTGCATTACTAATACTAAAAGAACCTCCATTTATAGGTTGAATCACAGTTGCAGTAGTATTAGCAAATTCTAATTCTATTTGTTGTCTGAATCCTATGCTGTAAACATCGTCAATAAAACCTCCTGCCTGAGCACTACTGGTAAATTCAAAGTCTCCACTATCAATACCTGTAATATCATACTCTTCTGGCACTACCATTAAATTAGCAAAACTGGTGGTGCCTGAACCACCCTGGTCAACGTTTGCTGTGGCAGGTTGATCAGTAATTTGTGCACCTGCGCCAAAAGTTTTCATGTGCTGATTTACAACCACGTTTCCAAACACTTGAGGATCTAAATCCAAACTACCATAATTTCCACTAAAAGCACCTGGAATAACAATAGGACCTATAATTGGTATTGTGGGTATAGAAATATTTGCAAAAGGCGGATCTGTTGTAACAGTCACAGCATCATAAACATCGTCTGAATATTCCAATGCAATTACTTCACAGGATAATGTTGTATCCTCATTTTCTATTTCTTTGATACGCATAACACGGAACAATTTATCACTAAAACCATAAGTGCTGTTGGTTATTTTAATAACATCTCCCACATCCACTTGCAAGAAACTGTGATCTCCAGTAAATGTAATTACTGTATCCAATCTGGTCTGATTTAAATCTATATTTGCTAGTGTTTCCACTTGTGGTTTGTTGTTTACCATTTCCATACTGTAGGAAAGTTTATTATCTGGTTCACCAGTGTTTCTGTCTGCACTATCTATTTCTACAAACACAGTATTACGTTGATCTCTGCGTTCCTGATCAAAATATTCTACTTCTACCTGATTATACATCTGATATAAATCAGTATTTTGTATGTTTATAGCACTAATAATATTATCATCATTTGCCACAAAACAATTTGCTTGATCTGGATATATTTTATTAGGTATGCCTTTGTATTTGCCCACTTTGCCGTCGAATGTAAGGAAACTACCACATGCCATCATTATTTTGTCCATGTTTGTTTGAACATCGTCAAATGTGCTAAGTGCACCATGTATTTCATATCTGGGTCTGGTTGCACCTGTGCTGGGATATTGTGTAAAACTTATTGTTTCATCACTATAACCGCCCACACTGGTGTTTCCTGCACCTGTAAAACTGTCAGTATCAATTAGTGTGTTTGCAATACCGGCTCCATATCTGTTATTTGTCATGTAGTCTAACATAACATTACCAGGACTTCTCAAACTGTTACGCAAATCAAAAGTCATTGCGTCCATGTTTACTAATCCTTCTTCCTGATCATAATCTACTTCCACCATTGCAAAAACCAAATCAGTTGCTTTGTAATTTGTTGTGCTGGTCCAGTGTGGCATCATTGTGGTTGCCGCTACAGCGGTTACACTACCTCCTGGCACTGGAAATATCTGATTGCTACTGGCTGTTCCACCTGCATAAACTCTCACACGGATTTTACCGCTCCAATTGTTTACAGTTGTGCCATTTGCATCAAATACACCTGTTATTTGGTGTGCTGTTGATCCTGAACCAAATATAAGTCGCTTATCTCCAAATCTTATGCCCTGGCTACCTATAGTAAATGTGCCTGAATCTGTTTCCTCACTTAAAACGATAAAGAAATGCATGGTTTGGTTTTGATTACTGATGTTTGCATCACATATAGGTCCTGATGTCAACACATTACCATAACATACCTGTATTTTGTTGCCTGTATCTGGTGCTAACTGTATTCTGGTGCCCTGATTGGGTCCTATACCAGGTATATCTGGTTTTAAATAACTGCCAAATGCTCTGGCTGTTCCAATAGCAATACCACCTGTAATAACACCTGCAATAATTGTTTGTGTAACAGTTAATGCAGTTGCACTACCAAACAATGTGGTTGCTACAAATCTAAATACTGCTCCTACTATTGTTGATGCCATTATTTACTCCATGCGTAATTTGTTTCTATTTTATGAAAACCAAACTTTTCATACTCTATGGGCAGTTTTTCCAAACTGGTGATTACAAAATTATCTATTAAACCTGCTTCCAGCATTTCTTTTGCTTTGTCCCTGTAATTCATTAGCATTCTGAAGCCTAATTTAGTGTGTCTGGCTCTGTCTGACACCCAGAAAGCAATTTCTTTAAGCCATTTAACATCATGTAACCAAATATTAGGGAAAATAGCACCTATTATTACGGCTTCTATCTCTCCGTCAACTTCTCCCACTAAAAATACACCTGATTTTAAACATTCTGTAATTAAATTTGCTATCATCTTCTCATTTTTTGCATTCCATTTGGGCGTATGCAGTTCAGATAACTCATTAAAGTTGGCCATCTCAATAAGCAACTCCATTACTCTGTCATAATCTGCAAAACTGGGTGTTCTTATTGTGTAATTCATTATCTTTCCTGTATCCTTTGTCTGCGATTTCGGCCACCGCCGCCTCCGCCACCACGGCCTCCGCCACCACCGCCACCGCCTCCGCCGTAGCCGCCTCCTGAACTATATTCTCTGCCAAAGTCAAATGTAGTATTGTATAGGTCTGGTATCTTGTCAAAAACTAAATCTCCACTTACCAATCTCTTGCGTTCAGTGGGATTTGTTTTTTGTCCAGTGATCTTTTCTTTGAGAATACTGTTTATACTGCTGGTCATAACACTTATTGTCACAGTTTCTCTGTTTGCTAATCTGTCAGCATTATCTGATATACTAAAATTTGTTATTTTGCCTTTGTATCTGGTAAAAACCTGATCTGTTTGTATTTCAGCATTGGAAATGTTAAAAAATCCTCTTTGTATTGTAACATTGCCGCCTTTTATTTTTTCTGCTAAAAAATGCTCCAGATAATCCTCATCACTGGGTATTCCACTTAAACTTATTGTAATATCGCCCTCTGTTTGACGTAAATCGTCCTGAAAATCTGTTATTTGTAAAAAACTTCCTAGCTCTGAATAAGTATTACTGCCTATTGTTACTGGTTTATATGCATTTGAAAAATAATATACATTTGCACCTATTTGCATGTCAATAAACAGGGCGTGACTTATATCGTCACTTTGAACACTGGTAATATCAGTAGCCATTATGTTATTCTCTCTATAAGTTCAAAATCATTAGTAAATTCTATAAGGTCATGTGGCACTACACTATATGTAGGCATGTTTAGAACAACACAATGAAATCTTACTTCAGTTCCAAAACGTAAATTTCCACTGGTAAGTGCAACTCCGTCCTGACTTAATATAGGCCTATGCACTGGTATAGTAATGTTTGATGAACTACTCCACGCAACATCACTTGTTGCCTGATATGGATATCTGTATGTGCCAGTGTTACCTTCTGGTTGGATAAAATCACCTTTTTTAATTAAATTAGTATAGCCTGAAACATTACCTGATACTGATGTTGTAGATACATATATTTCACTACCAGATGTGCCTACAAGTGTAACTTGATCCAGTTGACCTGAAGTAAGGGAGCCTTTGTAATCTGTTATGTAATTCATACCGCTGTTGTTGTTTAAACTTACATTTGCTTCTACAGTTACATCCTGAGTATCTAAATCTTCCAATACACCACGATTGTCGCTGTATTTGAATCCTTGTGGAGCACCCACAGTAAATCTATACAAACTGCCCTGTTGCACACTGGTTTTTATGTGTCCACTTCTGCTTACTGTAACACCCGCTCCTTTACGTTTGTTTATGGTTAGGAAAGTGGCATTATCTATAATTGTTTGTAAACTCATTCTTTACTCCTATCTGCCTGGTAATCTTCTGGCACCTGCTCTGGTGACACTATATATAAATTCTGGATCTGATGCCACTAATGCTTGGAAACTGGGTGCATCCACGGCATTAATATTGTATGTTACTTGCGTTCCCATATTATTAGGCGATAATCTACCACTACTTGCTGGATAAAATACTTCTGGTCCTGATTCTCCAACCAGCACTGGTCTGTTAGGCATCAAGTTACCACCACCTATACCTGTTTGTTTAAATCCTAAATTACCTAATAATCCTGATCCACTTAAACCTGCAATAGCACCTGTTGGACCTACACTGAAACCCACTGCCTGTAATATTGGTATAATAAATAACATTTTAATTGCATCTGCTATAAGTTGTTGCACCAGTGTTTTAAAGAAGTTTTTAAAGTCATCTAAAACATTTTT